TACCATTCTTATCTTTGAGGCCAGTGTATTGCATCGGTTCGCTAATAACTCCGTGCGGTTTATCTCTTTCTGGTTGGAGCACTGCCCAACCATCTTTAATCTCAATAAGTTCAAGTGTTGGTTGAAGCATTCTTTTATTAGTCTTGTCGTAAACTCTAAATTTAATTTCACGCATATTATTCTAAGATAGTTTAATTTTCCCCGAGTGTACTAACCTATGGTGACTTCTACAAAGCCAGGTAATAAACAGCGGTTTTGAGTAATCTGTGTGGTGGGCGTGTACTTCTTTTATCCCACAAATAATGCAGGGATTTGGGAACAGTTTGTTTGCTTTTTTGGCGTATTTTACTTTATCGTGTGACCTGACAGCGAGTTTATTTTTTTCTTTCCAGCTATTAACACGTTGTAAGCACAATTCTTTATTTTGTTCTCGCCAGTTACGAGCGTACTCGACTTGGTAGTCTCTGTATTTATGGCTATTTTTTGCTACCGCTATATTGTGACAAGTTTTGCATTTTGCAAATAATCCATATTTACCACGTTTGTCCTTATAAAATTCACTATTCGCCTTTTCTTTTTTACAATTAGTACAGGTTTTCATTCCAGTATTGTTACTGGTAACACCTTCACACCCCAGGCTAAGGCTTCTCTATAATCTCGTTCAGTGTATCCCGCAAAGATATCAAAGCGACCGTCGTACCTAATGGCAGTGAAATCGTCGCAAGTGAATAAAATCCCTTCGATTTGGACTTTCGTACCTTTTTTAATCCGTCTTGGACAAGCAATACTTCTGCCGACAATAGGGTTACTCCCCGTGGCGTTAATACAATGTTGTGGGCACGTTTCAATGGCGGTGTATTTTGTAACTTCGGCATATATTACTTTAGGTTCATTATCACAGACAACATCTGTGAGACCACACGGGTCATTTACTTTTCCTACTCGTCCTTCTGGGTAATAAGGTTTAGTATCTACTCTCTGTACTGCGAAGCCGAGGATAGCTAGAGCAATACAGATACAGACGGTAAGGAATATTAGTATTTCTATGTTTGTTTTAGATTTCATATCTAAGGTTTAAGAGTAAAGTGCGCCACAATCAATCCTAAGACTAAACCAACTATTAACTGAGTGAATATATCCATACTATCTCTTACTCTTCATGTTGCAGTCGTAGCACTTCTTGTAATTACCTTTAAACCACTGAGCCTTGCCACAACTTTCACACTTACGATAAGTCATCTCATCTCCTGTTTTACCAGTAAAGTGGTCGCCAATCTTAGGTTCTCTCTTATTTCCGTTGTAAGGCTTCTTGTGGTTGTCGATGTATTCAAGTTCTTCTTCACTGCCAAAGTCTACACCTTTCATTTCATCTTCTTCTAAAGATTCAGCTAACTCAACAATCTCTGGAGATACTTCATCGGTGGAGTATTTAATAAATAAGTCATCAACTATCTTGTTGCTTATTTCAACGAATCTTTGCAGGTTAGCAGGAGTTGCTTCTAAGGGATTGAAGCCAGCTTCACCAATTAACGTCCTAAATATACTCAAGAAACTGATTCGTTTATCTTTATTGTTCCAGTTGGTCATAAATGTTTATTCTTAAAGCAAGTGTCGCAGTACTGCATGAAAGCATTAGGCATTTCTTCCAATCCACAACCCTTGCAAGGATTAATTAATTCTTCCCATCTAACTTCTATTCCCTCTATTTGGTTAGCGTGCTCTTGAAGCCACTTGAGATCGACTTTATCGACTACCATTTGTTGGATAGTGCCGTTGTCTCTGCGATAATCGGCGTAGTATTTTTTAACTTTCATATTAGTTCTGATGTCTTATTTTGTCTTCTCTAAATAACTTAGCTTCTTGAATACTCATCTCTTGGTTCTCCTCTAAGTAGTTGAAAGTAATGTCTATATGATTGTGGATTCTTTTAACTAGGTCAGCGAACTTATCGGGAGTTTTAGCGAAGTAAGCTAATTTGTTTATATCCCCGTAGATAGTATGAAGTAACTCTACTTCTTGATCTACGTCGGTGTATTCGAATAGGTCTTTAATAAATGACATATTATTTTTGTCTTGGTTTATCCCAATAGGGTGAGCGGCAATTCTTAGCACCACATCTCAGTGGTTTGCCTAAACGTGAGGGCCACTCATAGCCGCAACGTAGGCATTTATATATCTTTAGTTTCATAATCCAAAAATTGTTTTTATTATTATCCAAACAGATATTATTAGTCCTACAAGACAGGTGAGAAACATCGTACCGAAAATCAGAAAGAATCCTATTGGACTTAATGCGTCTACTTGTTCGTCCCAATTATCCTTCATATTATCTAGTGACTTTGCCTCTCGTGGGCATCCAGACGTGACCGTGCTTTAATTCTTTGCATTCTCTGTCGGCGCATAAAGCTCCGTTAGCTCTAGCTCTTTCCCAAATCTTATCCATACGGTCATTGTATCTTTGGGCTCCGCTCTTAAAGTTTGACATAAATTTATAAGTTATTTGATTAATATTCTAAGGATACCACATCTACGGTACCTGTCAAGGGGGTATAAGCCCAATAAAATAAGGATATTATAGGGGGCTGTTGATATCTTTTAACTATAATACTTAAATGTCACAAACGGCTTCTAAGTATGGATTTAACCGACGCCAATATAAAAGACCCCACCATAGGCTATACATCCTGGGAAGACATAGAAATAGACTTAGGCACCCATAAGGTATACTTGACAGTGAAAAAGGGTAGGATATATAATTAATTCATCATCATTGTTGGGCGGTGGTGGACAATCTACTCGCTCGCCCAACGGGCGAGTTTTTGTTTCTTAATAACTGTTAATCGTAGGATTTTATATACAGGGATAAGAACCCTGGATATTCATAGCTACCTACCTTTAGCAGTTGCTAGCAAACAAGCTAGGCCACCAGCCTTATCTGGTGAATAGTTCATTCATAAAGGCTATCTTTGAAGGGAAATATATTTTAAATGAGCTTTTAGGTGAGTCTTTGAGCGGATGAACCCTTAAGTTAGCCTTTACGAGTGAATTATTGAAGGGATAAGGCCCGAAGCGACAACACGATACCCGTACGGCATAATATAGGGCAACGATTCGTCGTAATCCTATGCCGGGGGGAGGAGTGGAGGAAGCGAAGGGGGCTCGGAGAGCATAGTATTACTAATGTAACCATTATTATGAGAACATTACATTATACGGTTAGAGCTGTGAGAGTATCGGATGAGGTATGGCAAAGTCTCAAGGAATTAAGGCGTAAAGGTCGAGAGGACGGGGAGATGAGTTGGAATACACTATTTAAATTATTAATAGAAGCATATGGGAATGAGACCTTGCGAAGAGTGCCTAGAGAATAATTGGGGCAACTTTAAAAAGGGAGATGATGGATTTGTAACTGCAATTTGTCAGAATTGTGGCAAAGAAGTTAGTTGGAAAGCCAAGAAACAAGAGAAATCAATGAGCTGGAGTGAGATAACCCAAGCAATTTTAAAGATTGAATCCATGCTCAGAGATTTTGAGAAGAGATTAGAGCATTTAGAAAGACCTAAATTGATAGACGAGTACTAATCTGGTATAATCTAGGTATGGTATACATCCTAGGTATTTGGCTCCTTGGATTAGGGCTGTTTAGGCTAATAGATATAATGACTAAACAAGGCTTTTATTTGAAACAATATCTAATTTGGAGTATTTTGATAGCAGTATTACTAATAGCCGCAGCTTATGTTCAAAGTTGAAGTAGATTTTAATAAGTGGAATCCAGCAGCCGAGGAGGGGTGCTATACTCTCAAGTTTACAACTCAGGAGATACCAGACGATCTATTACTCTTAATTAAAGCCCATAAAGGTGGACATGGGACTATTGAATTCAACGAAGATGGAGGGTGAGGAAACTGAAATAAACAGTAATTTAACTGGGCCTTTTGTTAAGAATGATCCCAGGATTAATCGTGAAGGTAGGCCCAAAGAAACCGAGGAAACTAAGGCTAAACGTAAGTTAATCAAAGATTTAGTAGCCGAGTACAGACAGGCATTAGCTGAGGCATTACCAGTTATTACGCCAGTGTTATTAAAACAGGCCGCAAAGGGTGATATACAGGCGATAAAAGAGGTTAATGATCGAGTTATGGGTAAAGCTCCCCAATCTACGGATATAACATCAGGCGGTGAGAAAATAACCCCTATTTATGGCGGGCTTTCAAACTTTAGCGATGTTCAAGAACACAACAGCAACCAAACGGATATTCAGCCTCAACAAGAGGATTAGAGCAGTCGCTGGTGGTACATCAGCCTCGAAGACTATCTCTATTTTGGTTTGGCTGATTGATTACGGCCAGACTACTAAGAACGAGATTTTAACAGTCGTCGCAGAGTCTTTTCCGCACCTACAATTAGGTGCGATCAGAGACTTTAGGACTATTATGGTCGCCCAAGGATATTGGGATGATGCTCGTTGGAATGACTCTAAACACGAATATACCTTTGAAAATGGGACTAAGTTAGAGTTCATATCGTTTGATAAGTTCGGTAAAGCCCACGGTCCTCGTCGAGACGTCTTATTTATCAACGAGGCCAATAACATCCCCTATAACATTGCCGATCAGCTCATTACTCGTACGAGAAAGATAGTCTGGTTGGACTGGAACCCAACAACTGAGTTCTGGTTTTATACAGAAATGCTTAATAAACGTCAGGACATAGACTTCATTACCCTGACTTATCTCGATAACGAGGCGCTAGACAACAATACGAAGCTTGAGATCGAGGCTCACAAAGCTAATAAGTCCTGGTGGACAGTGTATGGACTCGGGCAGTTGGGTGAAGTTGAGGGATTAATCTATAAAGGCTGGCAGGTTATTGATGAAATACCTCATGAGGCCCGTATAACACGCACAGGATTAGACTTTGGGTATACAAATGATGAATCAGCCATAGTGGATGTCTACTACCTCAATGGAGGCTATATTTTGGACGAGATCCTGTATCGCAAAGGCATGACCAACAAGCAATTAGTAGACACCTTGCAGTACAAAGAACAACAGGCTCTGGTAATAGCTGATTCCGCCGAGCCTAAATCAATTGATGAGCTCAAAGCTTATGGGATAAACATCATGCCAGCGAAGAAAGGACCAGGATCGGTGGAGCGAGGGATAGACTATGTTCGATCACAACGGATAAGTGTCACCAGACGGTCAGCAAATATCCTCAAAGAGTACAGGAATTATTTGTTTCTAGTCGATAAAGATGGTAAAATTACTAATGAGGAAGACCCGGCTTGTAAAAACCACTCCATGAGTGCCATTCGCTATGCGCTGGACTCACTCAGACCAAACGAGCAGGCCGTCCTCACTAAATTGAACCAAACCTTTAACCGAAACGAGCTGCGGTTTGTTAACAGTTCCAATAAATAACTATGACCTACGAGCAAGATTCAGTGTGTGAGTTAGTCCGGAAAGCGGAGCAGAACTATATTACCGGCACGACGACCATTGGGAAGTATGTGGAGTTCTCCCAGTACGAGAACATTGAAAAGATTGACGCTTACCTTAACTCCAAGCACATTTCTGGCGACACCGACTCAATGGGCCGAGAAAAGCCCTTTTTTAACATAGTAACGAGTGCGGTAAATATCTGGTTTAGGGCGACCGACATTGATCGCAAAGATATTAGAATAAAACCAACTAAGAAGTCTGACGTTGTACCAGCCTTTTTGGCTTCAATTCACCTACAGGAATGGATGAAACGAGAGGGCTTTGGCACCTTTTTAAATGACTGGGGACGCACACTGGCTCGTTATGGCTCAGCGGTTATTAAGTTTGTAGAATCAGGTGGGGAACTGCATTGTTCAGTCATCCCCTGGAACCGCATGATCTCTGACACTATTGATTTTGAGAACAACCTAAAGATTGAGAAGCTCTACTACACACCAGCGCAGCTAAGAAAGAACAAGAATTATGACCAGGAGGTGGTCGAGGCTTTGATTGAATCTCGATCCAAGAGACAAACACAAGGCAAACAGCACAAAGACAATATTAGTGAGTACATTGAGATCTACGAGGTACACGGGGAACTACCGCTGTCTTATCTGACTGACAACGAGGAGGACGATGACGTGTACCAGCAGCAGATGCACATCATTTCCTTTAGTGGTAAGAAATACGGCTCTCGTTACTCCAAAGGATCATCGGATGACTATACGCTCTACAAAGGACGAGAGGCCAAAGATCCTTACATGATTACGCACTTAATTAAAGAGGACGGTCGAGCGCAGGCTATTGGAGCGGTTGAACACTTATTCGAAGCTCAGTGGATGCAAAACCACACCGCCAAACAGATCAAGGACCAATTAGACTTGGCTTCTAAATTAGTATTCCAGACATCTGACGGCAATTACGCTGGTCGGAATGTCCTAACCTCTATCGAGAATGGCGATATACTTGTTTACAACACTAATGAACCTCTTACCCAGTTGGCGAACACTTCGCACGACATCACGTCGCTCCAAAACTTCGCCCAACAATGGAAGCAATTAGGTAACGAGATCAATGGAATAAGTGAGTCATTGATGGGTGAGAACCCACCTTCGGGGACGGCGTGGCGACAGACTCAGGCTTTACTCCAAGAGTCACACTCGTTGTTTGAAATCATGACTGAGAACAAAGGCTTGCACCTTGAGGATATGCTTCGTAAGTACATTATTCCTTACTTGAAGAAGCAACTTGATACGACAGACGAGATTGTAACGACCCTAGATGAGCAGGGAATCGCTCAGTTTGACGCAATGTATGTGCCGAGTGAGGTTATTAAGCAGTCCAATGAAATTATTAAGCAGCAGATTTTATCAGGCCAGATCGCCTCACAACCTGATGCTCAACAGCTAGAGGCCGGAATTAAAGGCACGCTTGCTCAAGACGGCAACCAAAGGTTTATTAAGCCGTCTGATATACCAACTAAAACTTGGAAGGATATATTCAAGGATATAGAATGGGAAGTAGAATGCGAAATAACACCAGAGAACAGCAACAAGGAAGCTGTACTAACAACTTTATCAACGGTCTTACAGACTGTGGCAACGAATCCTTTAGTTTTACAGGACCCGAACATGAGATTAGTATTCAACCAGATTCTAACCGAGACCGGCAACATTTCTCCCCTACAATTGGCTCAAGTAGCCGCTCAACCACAGCCACAGACCCAGCCGCAACCACAAGCTCAACAGCCACAGCAGGTATTACAACCGCTAACTCAATCTAATAAATAAACATGGAAGATAAAAAACCACAACGCCGTGAGCGATTTGTTCTGGATAGGGAAAGAGACCTATTACAGTCTTATTTTAAAGACAATGAAGACTTGCTATTGGCGTTGCGGAATTTACTGTTTGGATTTGATCTTGATGAAAGGGAGACGGCCATGTTAGCCCCAATGCTTAAGAGCCAGGAAACAATTGCCTTGTTAAATAAGATGTTTTTCCCACAACTAGGTAAAGATATTCCTGTAGGACAGTCAATTGATTTATGGATGATTATTAAACTAGAAGATCCTCAGCAGTATGATGTAAATCTCAAGGCCCATGAAGTTTTTCTAGCTAAAATAGACTCAGCTCTTAAAAGATTATTAGACCCAAAGGTTAAAGTAGATCTGACCTGTAAACAATCGCCCGCTGATATTAAAGGACGGAACACTTTTATCCAGCATATTGAGGGCCAGCTGACAGCTATTAGGGTACTAGCCAACGAGAAGGTAGAAACTCCTGAAGAACGTATTATGAAACAAGCTAAAGATTCACTTAAATAATATGGCCAAGAAACTAACAATCAAAGGACGTACAAACAGCGAGGGTAAAGAATTGCCAGTCTATGCTGAGAAAGCCAAGGGCTGGGGACTGACACGAAGTGTTGGTAATCCTGTGCGATCACCAAGAGCGGCGGCCATGCAGGTTGCCAGTGTTCCTAGTAACGACTACTCCAAGGGAGTCGGAATGATAAATATGTCTCAAGGAGATATGCTGAAACGTGGTATTAAAAATATGGCAAAGAAACTCAAATTGATTAAATAATATGAAAGCTAAACTAGGTTCCGGTAAAAGATTCGATCAATTGGCTAGTAAACTAGCAGCCAAAGGTGCTTCTAACCCTAAAGGTTTGGCAGCCTATATTGGTCGAAAGAAATACGGCAAGAAGAAGTTTCAGTCTTTGGCAGCAAAAGGAAATCCAGGTTACTAAGCGCTAGATAGCTGTCCCTACTAAGCCGGGGCCAGCGATGTATCGCTTAGATACACTTAGGTCGAGCTAGACCATTAAATAGCTTATGTCTTACCAAGACGACGAGGAGTTGGACTCTCAAAACCAACCGACAGAGGAAGTCGTAAACACCGAAGTAGTCGAGACAACTGACGCAGAGCCAGAAGTCGAGGACACCCAGCCCGAGTACACGGAAGCCGAAAAGAAGGCTTATGCTCGAGCGAAGAAGGCGGAAGCTGAATTGAAAGCCTTAAAAGCACAATTAAAGCCCGCACCAAAAGAACCAGTACCCACCCCATCGGGGCTCGGTTCACTCTCACCAGTACAACTTGCCAGAGATTCTAAAGCCATAGCTGATCTCGTAGACGAAGACGTAGATTACGTCGCTACCTATGCGGATAAGTTTGGCGTAACACTCTCGGAAGCACGCAAAAATAAAGACGTGCAAGCGGTACTAAGAGTTAGAGCTGAAGAACGTCGTACCGCCGAGGCTACCTCAACAGGTAATGCTCGACGGGGAACGAGTAAAATGTCTGATGATTCTTTAATGGCGAAAGCTGAGGCTGGTGACATACCAACTGATACCGACTCCTTAATGAGAATTGCTCAGGCTAGGCTCAAAAAAATGAAGCAGTAACTTGCAGATGGGGGCTTAATAAAAATTAACCCCTAAATATACGGCTAACACATTATCAACCAAAACCCTACGAGATAAGTACCGTTCCGCTTCTTTAGAAGTGGCCCTGCGTACCGCTCTTGTAGCGGAGAAGATCTGTGAAGTAGACCGCTCGGATGCTAAAACTATCCAGGCTCCTTACTTAACAGCTCCTTCGACCGTAGTTCAGGCCTTGGCGGGTACTTACACCCCTAACGCCGTAACTACCACCGACGACACATTAACAGTTTCCGACGAAGTAGTGGTCGCCACCCACGTCTTTGGCTTTGAGGATATAATCTCGAAGTTTGACTTGTTTGCGGCCTTTACTGAGGAACAGAACTTTGCGGTGGCCAAAGCTATCGATAAGTACGTTCTAAACGTAATCTTAGAAGCGGGTACTGGTTCCTACACCACGCCTGCTGGTGGTTTCACAACCGCCGCTAACATCAACGTAATCATGTCTAACCTTATCGCTAAGGTGGCTGGTTACTCAGACTCTTACAAGGGTCTATTCCTCGTCATTGAAAACACTGACGTTCCTGGATTCATCCAGGCTCAGGCGACCAATGGTTTCTCCTTCGCTGACGCTGCGCTAAACAACGGTTGGATGACTTCCTACATGGGAGTCGACATCTACGTTGTCCGGGCTGCCACCTTCGAAGATGACACCACGACCAGTGATTCTGGATCGCAGACTTGGACCAACCTTGGCCACCGTTTGTTCGGTGTTAAGGGTGTCGCCACTTATGCTGCACCTCGAGGTCTTCAATTCGAGGAAAAAGGTGTTACTGGAAAGACAGGTAAGGAAATTGTCACTTACGGCTTGATTGGTGCCAAAGTTTGGACCCCAAAGTCTGATTTGATTGTCGATATTACTTTGACTTCCTAGTCCTTAGTATCTTAGTCATTTAACTAAAATACTATGGCACTACCACAAGGAAATAACCCTACATTAGATGGAATCTGGTTCCGTCCGGCGGTGCTGACGGCTGATGACGCAACGCCAACAGTTGTTGGCCAGAACACAATCCCGATGGGTTGTCGCTCAGTCAACGTCACGGCAGTTCAAAACGATGCGAATGATTGGATTACTTTGCCAGCTCTTTCGTCTGTTCCAACGGGTCATCGTATAGTCATTTGTTGTAATGCGGCCTCTAACTTCGAGTTAAGAACCCCCGCCACTTCCAACGAAAAGATTAACAACGTGGACTCCGATGGCACGAATGAATATCTGTGTACTGATACCGATGTCGTTATTGTTACCAAAATGAGTGATACCGCAGGCTGGATGGCTTACGAGTACACCAAATTAGGCGCCGTCGTTTCGGCTGTTATTCCTGATTAATTGCATTACCTATGGCACTCTCAAGTGGAACTAACCCGGTATTAGACGGAGTGAGGGTGACTGCAAATGGAATCACAGCTACTAACGTCGAATCCGGTCTAAACCAAATCTATCCTCAAGTACAATCGGTTAATATTAGTGGAATCACTAACGCTGAGTCAGACTTTGTTGTCCTGCCTTTGCTTAGTGACGTACCGGTAGGTCATCACATCATCATCAACAATCAATCTGGCTATAACATTTATTTGCGAACGCCAGCTTCAAGTAATAACAAGATTAATGATGTCGACTGTGACGGTGCTAACCAGTACCCCCTAACTAAAACGAATGTCTTAGAGTTAATCAAAAGAGATGGTACGGGTGGTTGGGTTGCTTTAGAGCACACCAACTTGGGTGCGGTGGTAACAGCGGTGGTTCCGGCGGCTCATTCCTTGAGTCCGTCGGCTTCACCGTCGGCTTCACCATCTGTCTCACCTTCCGTGTCAGCGTCGCCTTCTAGGAGTCCAAGTATCTCACCATCAGTGTCACCGTCAGCGTCTTTGTCGCCAAGCGTGTCACCATCAGTCTCGGTCTCTCCGTCGGTTTCGCTATCACCAAGTAAATCGCCGTCCGTCTCACCAAGTGCGTCAACTTCACCAAGTTCTTCGGCTTCTCCGTCCGTGTCACCGTCGGTGTCAAAATCACCTTCTCTGTCACCTTCAATTTCGCCGTCGATCTCGCCAAGTTTCTCGCCCTCACAAAATCCGTAAACAACTTAATATCTTCTTTGGGCTGGGCAGTCACCTGGTCAGCCCTCTAGAGGACATTAACCTCTTAAATAACTCTTATGCAGTTTAATTCTAATGCGGACAGCCAAGATATAGTCCACGAAGTCTTGAAAATTTGTGATACCAGCACGAACAGCTATCCGGTGGTTGATATCACTCGTCGCTGTAACACCGCCTTGGATCGTTTCTGGTTTTTAGCCATGACCTCTAATGGGTTGTGGCAGGTTGATGATCTAAATAACTCCACCACTCTGCCGATTGGCACGACTAACGTGGTTTCTGGGCAGTATGATTACTCCCTGGCCTCCGATGTACTATTGATTGAGAAGGTTTTATGCAAAGATGCTAATGGAAATTGGCAAGAACTCGAGCCAGTCGACGTAACTGACTCCAAAAACGAGTCTCGAAACATCTGGACTCGTCCTTCTAGCAACTCTGGCTCGCCAACTAAGTACGATTTGGTGGCTAATTCCTTGTTACTTGATCCAGTCCCTAACTATAACTCGACCAATGGCTTAAAAGTGGTCTTCCAACGAGGCCCAAGTTACTTCGATACTGATGACAATACTAAAACTCCAGGCATTCCGGTTATTTTCCATACTTATATCGCTCGCTATGCTGCTCTGCAGTTTTTGATAGAAAAAAGACTCCCGGCTGTGCAAGGAATCGCTCAATTAGTAGCGGAAGATGAAGCCGCTATCAAAGATTGGTACGCTTTTAGAAATAAAGCTACTCGTACTCGCTTAACAGTGCGGCAAGAAAGTAATAGGTAATATGCGAATGGCCAAGAAGAACATTGGCCCATTCCTCGCTTTCAACAGGGTTTGGTTCGTAATCAACCAAAAGCGATTACTCTGGTTACTTAACTCCAAGTTAACCCGGCGATGGTTCCGCCGGGTACTTTGCATTGATGAAACTTTAGACATTGAGGAGATCTTCCCCAATTCTTATAAGGTTCATTTGATTGGAAACGTCTATAAGCAAGATTTCAGAACTCACGCAAAATATGGGAAGCGTATTTATCTTGCCTTTAAACCTTTATGGTGGGTAATTCACTACTGGGATGAACTTTTTGCTGATAGATATGCTCCTGAATGGAGTTATGGATTTACTACTTTAACAGTATTTCCTGACCCCAACGCAGAGACTACCTCTGTCGATGGTTCTACGACAAGAAGTACTGCCGAGGCATGGGCTACCAAACGAGCAGCGGCCGCATCTAACACCGCCCAAGATAGTGCTACTACTGCTTACTTTGCACGCCTCACTTCCAATGGAACCCCTCAGTGGACAAACATGGATAGGGGATTCTTTTTGTTTGATACTTCTGCATTAGGTGCAACAGCCATTGTCGCTAGTGCAACATTTTCTATTTCCGGCGATAGTGGTGGTACTACCTTAGATCAATATAGTCAGGATTATTGTTTAGTTAGTTCTTCTCCGGCATCTAATACAGTTATTTCTACTGGGGATTACGACCAAGTGGGATCAACAGATTTTATAACCCGCGTTTCTTGTGGGTCTTGGAATGATACGGCGTATAATGATCACGCTTTAAATTCAAGTGGTATCGCAGCGATTTCGTTGACGGGTGTAACTAAGTTTGGAACTCGTCTTTCTGGAGATTTAGATAATGTAGAACCTAGTATTGGCGCTGGTGGGTTGAACTCTCGTGTAAGGTGTATTTTTGCAGACAACGCAGGAACAGCTAGTGATCCTAAGTTGGTAATTACTTATACGTTGTCGTCTACCTCTCCTTCCGTCTCACCGTCTGTTAGCGTAAGTCCGTCTGTTTCCGTATCCCCATCCGTTTCAGTTTCTCCTAGCTCGTCTCTATCGCCCTCGGTTTCTCCGAGTGTGTCACCCAGTGTCTCAGTCTCCCCCTCGATAAGTGTGTCACCCAGTGTCAGTACCAGTCCATCAATTTCCGTTTCACCTAGCAGTTCTTTATCGCCGTCTGTTTCCCCTAGTAGCTCGGCTAGCCCGTCGGTGTCGCCTTCCGTTAGTGTATCGCCTAGCGTATCAAAGTCACCATCCATATCACCCTCCATTTCCCCATCAGTGTCAGTAAGTCCATCGGTATCGGTCTCCTAGTGTTAGTGTCTCACCCTCAGTCTCGGTTTCGCCTAGTGTTTCAGTTTCACCGAGTGTTTCAAAATCACCCTCGATTTCCCCCTCGGTTTCTCCTTCGGTTTCTACTAGTCCTTCGGTTAGCGTTTCACCGTCTGTTAGTACTTCTCCGTCGGTAAGTGCGAGTCCAAGCGTCTCTCCATCTGTCTCAGCGAGTCCGTCAGTCTCGCCGTCAGTCTCTACTTCCCCGTCGGTATCAGTGTCCCCGTCGGTATCAGTGTCCCCTAGCGTATCGGTATCACCATCTAGCTCTCTTTCGCCGAGTGCTTCACCGTCTGTTTCTCCTAGTGTTTCAGTTAGCCCTTCCGTATCCGTTTCGCCATCAGTAAGTGTTTCCCCTTCTAGTTCACTTTCCCCTTCAGTTTCTCCTAGTGTTTCGGCAAGCCCTTCAGTAAGTCCAAGCGTAAGTGTTAGCCCTTCAGTAAGTGTCTCACCATCTGTATCGGTTAGTCCATCATCTTCACTTTCGCCTTCT